CAAGATCCGTCATGAGTACGTGTTGCATGTAGCGGTCACGGGCCCGCCCCTTTCAGGGTATGTATTCGGGTGGGAGCAGGATGTGCGCACTCACTGAGCACAAACTACTCTGTAGGGCTCTGAGCGGTTTGCACTCAAAACCTGGGTACACCGTATCGCCGGTGTCAAGGCCCGAGGCCCGTTACCCTGGTGTGAACGTGCGCAATCTGAGCGCATTGGCGTCCGCTAGGTCAATCCCTAACGTCGACTGAAAGCCCCCGTGTGCTGGGGGTTTGCGTTCAAACTTGCGCAAAGTTGACTGCGCGCATACTATGCACCGGAGGTTTGTCCGGTCACCGCGTTATGGTGGCCGATCACTAATAGCTCACTCAAGGAGGAGAACTTGCCAACACCGAATGCCAGCTTGCGCGCGCATGCCGCGCGCCGCGTGCGCGCCGCCCGCGGATGGGCAAACCTGTCACAGCCTCAGCTTGCGAAACTGCTACAGATGAGTGTCGCGAGCATTCGGCGCATCGAGCAGGAACAACGGGATGTCAGTACCGCGGAGCTAATCCACATCGGTGAAGTGTGCGAGGTGCCACGTCACTTCATGTTGCACGGGTGGGGCCGGGAGGCCAAACGCACCGACACTGAGAGTGAAGTCCTCAATGGCATAATCGAGGACATGGCTAAACGCATTGAACGTCACGAGCGGTTGCACGAAGCCGCGGCTAACCAACTTGCCAAGCTCGATCGTGAAGGTGCCGCACTACGTGAACAGAATCCCGATCTCCTCGGGGCCCTCGACACCGAGCTACAGACACGCAAGCAATCTCGCAAGTCAGAATGACACCGCTACTCAGACTGGCCGCCATACTCGCACTGGCGGTGGTCGCGTTTCTGATTGGCACAGTGGCACCGGTATGGACGATCCCGTTCCTCTGCACCGGGGTCCTATTGATCGGCGCGGCCATCCTAGACCTAGTGCCGTGAGCCGCTCGGCAACGCCTCGGGTAACGGGCCCTGTGAGCCCACCTAAGCGCGTCTAAGGCCCTCCGAGACCCGACCCTATGGTCGGCTACCCCTAGGGCCCGGGCACCCGGGAGGAGGGCTTAGGATGCGCCGCTACCGCGCCGCGGGAGAATGCCGGCCGGCCTCACGTCTTGATTAGCCAGTTCACGGCTGCGAACGGTGTCATGTTGTCATGGGCCCCGTTCCCGCCCGCGGCTTGCACACCGATACCGGTAGCCGCGCCATAGATACCGACCTGGATACCCGTACCGCTCGGAGTGATGCTGAGTGAGTGCGTGTGGTTCAGATCGGAGGTAGTGACGCCGGCGCCGCCCGAGCCGGCCGCGTAGTACAGTGTCCCACCCGCCGCTGACAGGTTCCCCCACGTCGCAGAGCCGGCACCCGGCACATAGCGATATGCCCACGCGGCACCACCGACACCACCACCGTGCCCGTGCCCATTGTCGACCACGTTGACACCGTGTGCGTGCGTCGGGTCACTGACACCGTGAGCGTGTGACGGCATCTCGGCCGCAGTCAGTACGTGTGACTCCCAACCGCCACGCTGACCGAGTGGACGATTACTGAGGCCGGCCCCGGCACCGGCCCCGATCGGTGCACGCCCCCGAAGGTCCGGCACATTGAACGTAGCGCCGTCATCCGTGCCCGTCCACGCGAGCCCGATGATATTGAACAGCACCGCGTAGTCACTGCGCGCGTACTGTGCACCGTCGCAGAACAGCCACCCCGAAGGTGCCGCGCTTGCGGCAGTAGGTTTGAGATCACCGGGTGACATTGCCCCCGGTTGGAACCACTGCGTGCCGTCGTCGTAGAACAGTACCTTGATGTCATTGGCCCAAAAGTAACGTCCGGGGATACCGGGTTGTGGCATCGCGGTCGACAGTCCTTGCACGAACACGACAGTGACCGGGTCGAGCGCATCGCGCAGTGCCAACACATCGGTTGGCACGTCGGCCGGGTCCGTCAGCGCCGGGGCAGGTAACCCGAGTCGTGTGCTAGGTGCGCTCGGCATAGTGTCTACTTAGGTGCCGGCGCGAAGAATGAGAATGCAGCGATGGACTTACCTGTCTGTCCACCTGACCAATTCGACTTACCCTTGCCCTGCCACGTGAACCATGTGTCACCATCCTTGTCCACCAGGAACACGTGGAAGTTGCCATTGTCTGCCACTCCACAACAGATATCCACAACGTCCTCCTCTGTTAGACCCGAGCCCGTGGGCCCGGGATCGTTACCTGACCACACGCCGGCTAGGTACTTTAGGTGCCACCACTCGGAAGGTGCATCACTGGTTGCCTTGCTCCAACCGTACTTAGTGCCTATGTGGTCAATCATTGCCCGCATGTCCTGCGTTGCCACGTCCACAGCGAGCCCGAGCCCGTGGTTACTCGAACCTGGCACCGCGGCAAGGTTACCGCCATTTAGGTAATCCTGGTACAGCTCCACTTGTTGGTCATACGTACGGTAACTCGACCTCGACCCAGTGGGTAGTAACTCACACCCGAGTGCACGTGCCTCGACGTTCATCGTATTCCACGAAGCGGCACAGTGGTCAGCGATCGCAAGCTGACCCTGTGCAATCGGCGCGAGATCCTCGGGTGGGAGCTTTCCGTTGTCGGCCACGTGTCACCTAGGCTGCGAACTGCTGGAACCCTGCAATAGTCTTCCCTGGTGCACCACCGGCCCACCCGGACTCATTCTTCTTTTGGTATGTGAAATAGGTCCGTCCGTTGTCACATGTCACGAACACATGAAAGTTACCGTTACTCTCGGCAACGTCACAGGTGATACCGATGATCTCGGCCGGCACTTCACCGAAGCGCTGGAAGGATGCCACCGCTTCACCCGGTGCACCACCCGACCAACCGGTACTGTCGGCACCCTGCCAAGTGAAACTCACCACCTTACCCTTGGCCTTGAACACGTGAAAGTTCCCGTTGGCGGCGATCCCACTTGCAATCATGTCGGTGTCCTCCGTTGTCGGTGTGCTCACTTCCCCGCGTGCCATGTTCATTACGTGATCCCACGGGAAGTTCGAGCCACAGTCACTATGACCACCGCCACGTGGACCGAGGGCCCTGTGGTCACACACGCCTCGACCCGAGCCCTGAGCTTCACTGTCACTCAGTCTGACGATCGGGATGCCAAAGTGTGCCGCCTCCTCGGCAATCCACTTCGCACAGTTCTCAAGCATGACCCTGTGATTGCTCATCCACTCGTCAGTCGACCACGACACAAAGCCACACAGTTCGTTACTCGTCGCCACCGGATTGAACTCACTCTGAGTCCAAGCCTTGTTACCGCGGCTCACGTACTCACCGACAGTGTTGGGTTGGTCATCTGTGCCAACCTGCGATGACACCTGCGAACTCGACTGTGCGAAGAAGCCACCGAGTGACTCGATCGTTCGTGCACCCTCAGCCGTGTGCAGCACGATCAATCTGACACTGGCACCGCCACGGCTTGAGTAGTTAGGTGAGGGTATCCACACTCGCTTTAGTGCCATGTCAGTCCTCGAATCGCCCGCCGCGCTTATGCTCGGCTGCGATCCGGCGCGGGTCGATCGGATCTAAGAACCGTGCATCCTCCCAGTCATCGAGTGGGCCCTGGTGCGGGTCCGATGGTTCACTATCGGGCTCGGGCGTGGGTGTCACTTCCTCGCGTGTCTGTTCGTCACTCATCTAACGGAGCCTCCGCTCGCACGTCTGCATAGGTTGGATAGGTGTCCTTCATGTCTTGGTAGGTAGCCATCCGCTCGCGTAGCATCCCGTACGTTTGCCCGATCCGAACCTCGTATGTCAGTATCAAGCCGGCCGGGATGCTATTCAATAGCTCTTGCTGAATTGCACCCTGGTCAAGCGTACTGTCACTGTAAGTGAAGATGCGGATGGCATAGGGGTCACCGTCCGCGCGCTCCTCGAAGTACACCGGGGCCCCCGGTTTGACAAAGCGACGGATCGCCGCTTCGATCGCTGCCTTAGTGCCGCGCCACACCCCGGGAGCGTGGGGCCCGATGACTGCCCGGAGGTCACTCTTACTCATGCGCCGCGGATAGGGCACGCCGGCCCACACTGCGAGTGTGTAGAGGTAACTGTCGGGACACCGCGCCGGATCGGCAAACGCCGTCCATCCTTCGTTACCGTCAGCGTCGGTGCGCACGAGCGCCGCGATCTCATCGAGCATGAGCCCGTTGGCTGACAGGTACAGTGCGAGCGGCCACCCTAGTGACTCGTCGGCCGAGGTCAGCGGCTCGACTGCCGCGTAGAGATCAGCACCTACCTGTGTCATGTCGGGCTGTGTCATTGCCCACCCGTCACTGTGCCGGTGAGCGCGCCAGCCTGTGGGAAGGTGTACGGGTCCGTCATCAAGAAGTCAGTGGCCGCACCGTTGATAGCGACACTGACAACCCTGTCGACACCTAGACATCTATCGAGTAGCGAGATCAGTTCGTTCACATAGATGTACTGCTGGCGCGCGTTTGTCACACCGGAGGCCGGTGGGTAGATGACCTCGCCACCGTACGTAGCCGGTGACGCTTCGTTCAATCGGTAGTTGGCCGGCGATAGGTAATCGAGTAGGGCCGCGTTACATGCTTCCTGCACGGTGGCCTCATGCTGGCCGGCAAACGCCACGACATCGTAATCAACGTCGATCGTGGTGTAGGTCGGATCGAGGATGTTCACCGTCCAGTTGACTTCACGCAGTGCCTCAAGCATTAGCTTGACTGCGTCCTTCACATCCGGTGCGAGCACGAGCCCGTTCACGTCAGCGATGATAAGCGACACCGTCCGCGCGTTGGTCCACGTACCATCCGCGGGGTTGTAAAGGTTCATCGCGATTGCGCGCGCCACGGTGGGTACCTGCAAGGCCAGGATGGCGAAGTCCTGTGGCAGTACCGGCCGCAGTGCCACCATGCGCATTAGGATGCTGAGCCGATCGAGATAGTCCTGTGGAGTCTCGGCCTCGGCACCCTTACCGGTGACTTCGTTCACCTGTACCGAGTCCACCCATACCACCGGGTCGAGCATCTCACCGGCACCGATGAGCCCATTACCGTTAGCGCCGGTGAGCACCGCAGTGAATGCGACACCGTCCGCTACCGAGTCACCCGGTGCGATCACTGTGTCTTGGTCGACTGCGAAGGCCACCAACTCGTCACCGCTCCGCGCCATCGCAAACTGAGTGCCGGCTTCGAGTGTGTATCCCTGCGTGTCCACCGCGGTAAAGGCCCCCGTGCCAACCGCGGCCAGCGCGAGCCCGGGTGTGATCCCGAGCACGTCGTTACCGTAAGTGGTGAAGATCGAAGCCGGCACATCCCGAGCGAGTGCACGTACCTCACTGGCGCTTTCACTCCACGCCTCGGTCAGCCACACTTCAAGGTTTGCGTCGTGTGCCTGCCACCCCGGGGCCCTCAGTGCGAGGTCGTTGTATACCTGCTCCTGTATCGCGGCTTGATCGACCTCGACATCGGGTGCAATGTAACCGGCCTCGTCCACTGCGAGTAACGCATTGGGGTTCTGTATCTCCTCGTCGTTACCCGGAAGCCCCAACGGTGACAGGTAACTCATTGCTGCATCCCTTCCTCAGCGTCACGTGGCGCGACGAGTGCACGCACTATCGCTATCTCCGGGTCACTTGCATCCGGCTCGGATGTCACTAGTGACTCCACCCTCGGCTCAAATGTGACGAGTGCACTGGCGACCGCGGTGCGAGTGAACGCGGGATCTGTGAACTCAAGCTCCGGCCGGCCAAACTCCGGGTATGACGTTCGCTGCCCCTGCGTCGTGCGAAGTATTACCTCACAGCATGAGACGATCTCGGCCGCGGATTCCTGCTCGGCCACTGCCACTTGCAGGCCACCGCGCAATCCACGGGCCCACCGAAACGGCATCGTGAAGTGAGGCAGATCAGTCACCCTTGCTCGACCCCGCTGTCAATCCCTGGTGACTCTCCCGCGCGCACCAGCTCCCCTTCGGCAACGATCCCGCCATCGGGCATATTGATTGGCACGCTGGTGGACATCACCGAACCGAACACTGACATAAGCACGGTGCCGGGTGTCACCACCCATGAGCCAACCGCGGACTCGGCTTCCGCGAGTGACTCAGCCTCAAGCTGGAAGGTGACCGTAAATAGCGCGGGCATTCATTCTCCTAACATAGTGTTACAGGCAATGGGTCAGGGTCCGGCACCGACACGTGTGAACGGCATCATCGCTTGCACTTGCGAGAGAATGCTCATGTCGGTAATCACTGCCGAGTCCATACCCGGTTGGTAACCGGGTGGATTGTCAGGGCGTGCAAGTGCCGACTCCCATGAGTCATCCCAACCGGGTGACGTAGACCACACTCGCCGCCACTCTCGACTCCACACGTCAGGGTCGATCCCGGCCTCGGCACACCCCTGCTGAGCGGCACACTGTGCCACTCGGCTTTGCATGTACGGATCGTCACCGATGACACTCTGCGTCAGGTAGGACACTGTCACGCCTCCTCGGGATGCTCAGTCGGCTCGGGTGTGGGTGGTGTGGGTGGTGGTGGCATATACGGAGCAGAGTCCATCGGTGGGGGTGGCAGCTTGGCCGCGGCCAGCGCCGGCGCGACGGGCCCACCGTACGGTAGGTCCTGGGGCCCACTCTGCAAGATGTCAACTTGCCCCGTGAGACTCATGAGTGTCACTCCCGGAGTGACCACCCACGTGCCGACAATCGCCTCAGCATCCTCGGGAGTCGCGGCATCGAAGGTAAAACTAGCTTGGAACCGAGTCACTTGTCAAACTCCCGGGTGGGTCGTTGGATACCTTCGCAACTGACATTACACTCCACGTACCCTGTGCATAGAGACTCACCGGAGTAACGCGGGGTGTGACGACGACACCGATTAGATCCCCCGCGTCACACTCAAGCCTCCCACTCATGCTCATGCTTTGGTAGCTGTCACCGCCCGTGGTGACCTTTTGCATGGCGACACCACCACCCTGTGCATATCCAGGGTCACCCCACGAAGGGCTACCGGGTGGCGTCCTGGTGACGTTTATCAGTGCACCGTCAACACGCCCCGCGGCCGACCCCGTATCCCATAGCACACTAAAACTCAAGTCATAGACCCCACCGCTAGGAACCCTGAAGCAGCCACCCTCCAATGTGATCGCCTCGCGCACCCACTGCAATACGTCGAAGGCAATCAGGGTACCTACACTTACCGGGAACGCTTGCGGTGCTGAGAGACCCGCTTGTGCAGCCGGCATCGGTGCGGCGACACCGTCGACACCGCGCGGGCCCGGGTCACCCTTCGGGCCGACAGACCACTCAGTGACAGTCTCGGTGTCGAAGTGCATCAGGTTGAGACTAATCCAATTCGGAGTGCCGTAATTCGGATTGACAGTGCCGTCAGAATCTACGGTTGTCACAGAATGCGTACCGGCTATCTCGGTGCCCGTGACGATGATGTGCCGGCTCTGCGGACGATAGCCGGGAGGCAATATGAACGCGGTCGTATTTAGTGACCCACCAAGAATGAGCCCTCGAACTTGCACTTGACCGTCAGGCATCTTGCGGAAGCTCGCCTGTACCTGCCCGCCCATATAGTTCGCCCAACCGTTCATAAACGCCGGCTGTCCTGGTGCGCCAACGTATTGCCACGGTTCGATCGGCACCTTGACCGAGTCACCCGGTGGGCCCGGTGGCCCGACGAGCGCGCCGCCCGCGTCGATCTGCACACCGGTTACCTTGATGATGAACGCAAGGACGAGATACGGTGGGAGGTTGTTGTGAGCGCCACCGCCACCTTCAGCGTAGATCCCGAGCGCCGGCACACCGTGAGCGTGGTTACTGTTGTTGTAACTGTTTGATTGCCAGTCGGTATTGCTATTGATATTGTGAGAGTGGTTGGCGGTGATGCCACCCGTGTACCCGGTCGCGCCACCCCACGCAGTAACCGCAGTCCACGTAGACCCCGGTGTATAACCAATATCCCCGCGGACAGGGGCAAAGTCAGTGTGTTGGTGGTCGCTCGACACGTAACCCGAAGTCACATTGATTAGGTGATAGTGATTGGTGTCGGCATAGTCACTAGTGGCACCAGTCGTCGCGCCACCGTGTGCGTGATATGGCATCTCGGCCGTACTCAGAACATGACTAGCCTCACCGCCCGCGGCCCCGAGGTCAGACAGGTCGGGAGTGTTCGGCGCATAGATACACCGACCCATCAGGTCCGGAAGATTGAACGCTGTCACCCCATCGCCACCGTAGCGAGTGCCGACCACCGCGAGCAGTTCGGGGTAAGCGACAGGGTCGAGCGCGCGACCATCGGCGAGCATCCAATTGTCAGGTATGACCGCACCCGACCATGCTTTGACGGTGCCGATGTAATCAGTGTCATACACCGTACCCATCGGGCCCTCGGGTCCAGGGTCACCCTCCGGGCCCTCGGGCCCCGTGTCACCTTGTGGGCCGGCCGGCCCCACGGCACCTGTGGCACCCGTAGCGCCAGTGAGACCCTGCGAGCCCTGTGCACCGGTCGGACCCGTGAGGTTAGTCCGATGCCCCCATGCTCCGTTCTTTTCGTACACGTCACCAGTGGCAGTGTTTATGTACCAATCTCCGGGGTCACCAAGATCGACAGCCGGCACGACAGTGCCACCAATCCACTGCTCGACCTCACCCCGCAGATCCTCACTGGACCCACCGCCACCACCCGCGGCACCGAGCACCCACGGGATACCCGCGTCACTGATTGTCACTGCGATCTCGTCACCAACCGCGCCGGCATAGCTGGCCGGCATGACCGGGCCCCACTTCAATTTCTTATCCCACCGTGGCAATACCACGAACACACCGCGCGAGGTCACGCTGACAACCTTCGCTTCCCAACACTGCGCACCGGTGTAGGTGGCGGGCCCGCTTGAGGCGAATAGGTCCGAGATCAGCGGCACCGGCGCATCCTCCCCGGACGATCCCCGCTAGGAGGGCCCTCAGACCTCACAGGAGCCCGTCTAAGGCCATCCGAGCCCCTAGGATGCGGCATCCTACCCGCGGGCCCTGCGAGCCGGGAGACGGGCTTAGGATCGCTCAGCGCCGATCTCATCAGTTGTTAGGCCAGTGCCGCGGATTGAACCCTGATGTAGACCGCGCGGTCTTGCGTTGGTGCGGCCCGGAGGGCCCGTCACCGTGCCCCGATGTGTCGAACCGCCACATGGGCCCGAGCCCCTTCCACTGTAGCCACACGTGCTCCATATTCCACCACAGTGTCATGAACTTACCCTCGCCGGCCTGCCCCCAGTAGTACCCACCCGGAGCGCCGAACAGTGGGGCCCACTGACCCTCCTGATAACCCGGAAGAATGCCGGCATAGAACAACACCCATGCGACCGAGCCCGAGCAATCGTCCGAGGGTGGGTTGGGCTTCAAATATCTATACCCCTTCGAGTACGGGATATTGCGGTCACTCATCTGTTGTGCAAGCGCGTAGCACTTGGCGGTGACAGTTGAAGCATTAGCCACGTTGTAACCCGACAGTGTCGGTACTGTCCCGCCCGCGACATTGACAGTCGTCGTCGTCGTCTGTGGCGCGGGCTCGGGTAGCTTCGGTGCCGGCCGTGTGAGTGTGATCTCGGTGGTGGAGTCCGACAGTGAGCGCCGGGTGGACTTCACAAGCCAGTTCCCGTCACCCTGACCCTGACCCTGTACCTTGACCACGTCACCCGGTAGGACGCTCCACCGATTCGCCAGTGCCGTGACGGTGGCCTCGGCCGAATTGCGCCGGCTATCCGCAGACCATGCGATAGCGATTACACCGCGCACGCCCTCAGCGAAGGTGAAGCGTACGGGTTGCTTCGCAAGCCAATCGTCACTGACAAACCACAACGCCCCGGCCCTGACGAAACGTCTCCACTTCACCTCGTCGGCAAGCCGGCCCATGCAATCCCAGGAGTTCTCGTTTGGATTGTTGGGTGACCCGCGAGAGAACTCATACGGGAGATTGCGCACTACCTCGACACTGGTGCCGGGTGCACCGGTGGAGCCGACAGTTACATCGGTGAAGTCCTTATTGCCACTGACTACACCGATGTCCTTCCACGACTCGTCGTACCACTTGGCCGGCGCGGTGGGATAAGCCGAGCGCTGCACCTTATGACTCGCCGCGATCGGCGCGAGCCCCTGCTTACAGTAATTCAGGTACGGTGTCATGAACGCGCGAATGGCGTGGTCGGGATCGGTCACCTGTGCATAAGTGCCCCAACTAATCATGCTCGGCCGCTGTTGGTAGAGGCCGGCACTGTCCCTGTCGCCACCCTTCATGTTTATGCAGTTACTCTCCTGCATCATCGTCGCGAGCGCGCCGGCAAGCTGTGAACGGTTGGCACCCATCTGAGTGCCGATCTTCACCATGAGGACAATGTTCTGCGTCTGCTCGGCCGAGGCCGCGGCACCCTTGACTGTCAGTGAAGCCACTCGCGCTGTGTCCTAGCTCGTAGTGCCTTCGGCTTTCCGATCGGTTCCTTCACGTTTAGCTCCGGACACTGAAACGGGATCACTGCCTCCTTGACCTCCTGCACCATCGAGCGGATGAACTGTGCGCGCGTCGTGCTTGCACGATCCGCTTTCTTCGCTTTGGTGTAACTACGAAGCAGGTTCACCGCGCGATCCTCGAAGGTAAGTGTCATCACCGTGCTCTGTCGCGCGACCTTCGTGAGCACGAACGTCTCACCGTCAAACTCAAGCTGTACCTCACCCTTCAACATCTGTGAGCGCATCAGGGCCCCGGCCCAATCGGTGACAGACAGGGTGAGTGTCGACGCGCCCTCAATCGTATTCTCGATCTGCCCGGTGGTGATCGCTCGAGTAATGACAGTGGATAGTTGCTTGCCGGCTTGCTTCGGGCCCTTGAGTATGAGGTTGGCAACATCGAGGTCGACCCGCGGAGGTCGCACGGGTGACAGGACTGGAACCTTTACCTTGATCGGTGTCTTCGCCTTCGGCTTGGGCTTCGCTACTGCCATGTCACTTCGGAGGCACTAGGATTGTCTTACCGATAAAGGACTTCGGTATCTGGAACCCCCGGAGCCCTTTGTTCTTCTTCTCGATTAGCTGCCACTTGTTTGAGTTACCGAGTAGCTTCGCGGCAATCGACTTGAGTGTGTCACCCTTCTTGACTTTGTACTTCTGTGGCGGCTTCGGGGTGGCCTTCGCCCGCGGCATCGCCGCCACCGTCTCCTCGGCGCGGTACTCCAACAGGTGCACTAGACACTGTTGGCGGAACCTCACACCCGAGCGTGGGTCACGTATGACATCGTTGTAATCAATCGAGGTGATGACCCACGACAAGCCGGCCTTCGGCACCGGGCCCCATATCCGTACGTTGGTGGGTGACACCATGCCGGGTATCCGCTGACCAAGTGTGTCAAGGTTCTTGCACCCCGTCTCGATACTCCGCGGGTTTGCACCCCACCCATCGAGGATGATATCGAGGGTGGCGGTGAACAGTGGCCGGCCCTTCCACTGACTGTACGGGTCACCGCGCGGGATGCGTACCTCTTCCCACTCACCGTACCCACTAGTGATCTTCATCCCCTCGGGCCCGAGGATGCCGGTGACCTTTAGCTGCACCGACCACGCTTGAATGGTGACATATTTGCCGCCAGTCAACCAACCGGAGTGCACCCACGTGCCACCGATTAGTGGATAGGGAACCTTCTCCTTGGGATATATCTCCTTCGCCGCCGCGTCACGCGAGATCCCGCCCCTCATCGCGCTGCCTGCTGATCTGCGGTGAAGTCACCATACGCTAGTGCAATCTGCCGAGTGTCGAGGTACACCGGCACGACCACACGCCCGCCGCCGCTACCGCCACCGTAAGAGGCACCGATCGCATGGTTGGGTATCACCTGTGCGCCGGCCGGCAAGTGCACCAGCTCGGGCCCCGCCTCGCCGACCACGGCAACGCCGGCCGAGGTAATCGTGCCGCCACCCTGCAAGCCAACCGCACTCGCACCCGGCACGTTACCAATCAGACTGAGTGCCTTACTCGGCAGTGACGCAATGCTCTTAGCAGTGTCAACGACAGCCTGGATCGCACTGACGACAGCGCGCACCGCGCCGGCCGCGGTATTCCATGCGCCAGCGAAGGCACCAGCGATGAACGATCCGAGCCCCTTCAAGAAGTTCCACACTGACTGTGCCGCACTCTTGATGTTATTCAGGTGAGTCAGTATCACTGCCGCCGCCGCGCCGAACGGGCCCCCGAGGATTGCCAGTAGTAACGGCCAGTTGGCCTTTACCCAATTGAAGATCGCTATGGCCGCGTTCTTTATCCAATTGAACGCAGCGACCGCAGCCGCCGCCACTGCATTCACCGAATCTCGGAACCACGCACACTTCGTATACAGCATGACGAGTGCAATACCGATGCCGGCAATCAGCGCGGGTATCCATGCGAATGAGGCACTCGCCACGAACAGCACCGCCACGAAGGTGACGAGCGCCGCGGTGAGTGAGATCACGGCAAACCGGAATGCACCCGAGTGTGTCATCGCATTGGCGAAGCCCTGGACGAGCGGGGTGATTGCCTGCGCCAGTGTCACGAGCACCGGCATGAGTGCGGTGCCCACTGCCACTTTCAACTGCATCGTCGTGGCTCCCCACTCGCGCTGCATCTTGACAAACTCCATCGAAGACTTGGCAGCGTCACCGGTGAGACCGGTTTGCTTACCGAGCTTCGTAGTTTGATCGGTGAGTGCCTTACCACCTTGATCGAGAACCGGCAACATTGACTGTGCCTGTCGACCGAACAGCTTTTGTGCGAGTGCCGCTTTCTGTATCGGATCGGTAGTCGCTTTGAATGCATCGGCGAGCATGCTCATTCGCGTTGTCGCATCCGCTTTGGCGAGATCGTCCGAACTGAGGCCCAGTGCATAGAACGCCTCACGTGCACTCTTACTGCCACCCTGTGCCGCGGTGATGTTCTTATTGAGAGAAATAAAGCCTTGGTTCAGTTGCTTTGACTGTATTCCCCGTTCCTTCGCTAGCTCCACCCACCCGGCCGAGGTCTGAGTGTCAAGGCCCGTGATCCTCGACAAGCCGGCTGTTTGCTTGGTGAGATCCGCTGTCTCTTTGATTGCATCCTTGATATAGGCAAAGCCCTTATACGCCACAGCCGCGGTAGCCATACCCTTGAGTGTTTGGGTCAGCGCCGAGGTTTTGCTATTGACCGTCTCAGTCTGTGTACCGACACCCTGTACCGCACTACCGACACCCTTGATCTCCGATGACGCTACCTGCCCACCGCGGACCCTGACGACAATGTCTAGATTCTGCTCGGCCATGTCACCCGCGCCGTTTGAACAGATTGGCTACGGCGTTTGCATTGTGGATAGCTTGGGCCTTTATCAGTTGCACGGTGAGATCCCCTGCGCGCCGGGTGACACGTGCCCATAGCTCGCGCTCTAGGGCATCGCCGCGGAGGAGTCTGTCAGTCGGTACACCACAGATAGACGCCACGGCGAGAGTGTCAATTATGTCGGTGTCGATTCCCCCACGGCAGCGGCCACAACCCCCTGCTCGGCACTCTCACCCTCGACGCCGGCCAGTAGCCACCCCTGATACGCCATATAGTGAGCCCACACTCGGGTCTCTCCTAGCGGCCCACCGCCACACAGTGCCACCAACACGGCACGAGCGGTGCGCGCGTCGGGGTAGAGGTTCAGTGCCTCCACCAGATCGTCATCGAACTTTGCGGGTATGTCTTTGAACAGTGGGTGAAGCTCGGGCCCGTCAGGTGAGTCTCGCATGAACAGTTCAATCAGTGCCGTCGCGAGGGTGTCGGCGGCTAGTGTCCAGTTGGGATTGATCGGGGTACTACCGTCAGTCTGCTTTGAGAAGATACGGCCGAGTGACACTGCCCTATATCGGCCAACGAGTAACCCGTCATACCCCGGGATGTCGAGGTCGGTCGACTGCTGTGCACGCAGGTAGGCGGCGCGGTCGCGCAACACCCCGAGCACCGAGCCGGCCGCGGCATCCTCGGGCTCACTGTCACTCACATGTCCATTGGAAGGGTCGGGGGCGATGCCGGCGTCAATCGCAGCTTGTGCGAGGCCGGCCACGGGATCGTCCAGTGACATGTCTAACCCACGGTGCCGACAGGCACAAACTCAATTTCGAGCATGGACGGATCGCTCGCCGACGAGTCATGGTCGGGTGGCTTTACTGTTTTGATCTTGCCACTGTAAAGCAAGGGTCGTCCGTATGGCACCTTGTTTAGATCGAGCGGTTGCTTGCACACATTGATATTCGCTCGGCCGGCAAGTGACATCAGCGTATGAATGAACGCATGATCGCGATCTAGCTTGTAGTTACGCGACACCACGACGTTGCCCATTGTGACGGCACCACCGAGTGACACCGGATCGGCCATCCCACCGGGCCGGTACTTCTGCTCGTCACTGTCGACCTCGCCACCCTTGAAGGTGTCGAAGGTGCCGAGGGCCCCGAGCCCTTCGACGGTGACCGTGACATTGTATTGATCTGCGCGTGACATGTCGGCCTCCTACACCAACGGCACTGTGATTGGATTCTTGACAATCTCTATCTTCACCAGCTCGGCGTGTGGTGACATCCGCACCGAGAGAACCGCGCGCATGACACCATCCGCCAACTGCTCGGGTGGATTGACTGCCGGCCCCACGTTGACCACGAATGCCTCGGTGGCGTCGTCACCGTACAGTGCGTCCACTTGGAAGTAACTGAGACACACGGCACCCATCGCGCCACCGTACGCGGCGAGCGTGTGACCCCGACCGTCAAGCTGTGCGAACACCGAGCTTTGCCCAGCTTTGTCACAGTCAGCGACCATCGCCATATTCAACCGTGCATGGTTCAATTCGCGCCAGTCACTCCGCGGGCCGGCCGGATCGACTAGTGTGCGGAAGGCATATGCCTGAATTGTCCCGTAGATACTGCGCGCAGTGTTCACGCCGGCATAGAGCAACTCCTCACAGTCGGCCTCACTGAAGGTGGTCACCAGTGAGTCACACCACACAGCCTGACCCCACGCGCCGGCCGCGGCTTGGTTCGGGTTACCCTGCCTGTCCACACGAGCGCACAGGGCGGCTTGTATCGGACTCCACGGCACTTGCCGGGTGGTACCGGGGGCGACACCCGGGATGACCGCCCACGGGCCCCACAGCGCACCGTAGCGATCCTCCTGTGCACCGCGCAGTGCCGCCGCCCTGCTTTCGAGCCCCGTCTTGTCATCGTTCGGTGCACCGTCAAGAAAAGCGTCACGATTGGTAAGCGCGGCTCGCGCCAGAACCACACCGTGAAAGTCCACGTCGAACTTACCCGGTGCGTTCAATTGCCCGGGCCCTAGTTCCTTCGGTAGCGCGTCGAGCGCATCCTCAAGCGCATGCACGTCCGCACACGGCACGACACCGTCACTGCCACCGGTGAAGGTGACCGAGCCCACGTTGGCCGGCGCGGTGTCATCGGTGAGCGTGTCGATCCGCACCCACGAGCCCGCGTTGCACCATGCCTGCAATTCAGCGTTACTGGTGAACGGCAGTGAGGTAGCCACAATCGCAGTGCCGAGCTTCACGGTCGCCATGAGTCCACCGGCAGCGGCCGGAGTGACATCGTAAGTCAGGAACGATGACCGGCCGACCTCGGGCCTGCTTGGCTTTTTCTTGCGCCGGCCACTCTCCTCGACTGCCATTAGGCCCGGGGTGCTGACGACATCGAGCGTCACCGTGTCACCGTACGCACCGGGATATGCCACTCGCCCCGTATCGGGCGAGCCCGTGATCGTGGATATGTCACCGGTGGCCTCCATGCCACCGTCCACCATGCGCATGAAATACGCCACCGTGCCGCCATTGTGGAAGTAAGCGTCCATACCATCCCAAGCGTTTGGCGCTTTCGCTAGGCGAGCGCCGTACTTACTGGTGAAGATCTCAAACGATGTGCACATGGTGGGCTCGTCATCCGGGCCCATCGTTGCCTCACCGACACAGAAGTACACACTTGTGTCAGTCGGCACCCCGACCGGGGGTGCGCTAGTGGAGGATGTGACCTCCACGCCGGGTCTACTCATTGATCCTCCGTTGGTGTGAGAGAGTCTGTGATGGGTACCTTGTCGATCGTGACACCCGTCTCCTGCACTGGTGTCCACGGGCCCCACGGGATATCGGGGTCACCCGGGGTGACATAGGGTGGGGGCCCGCCTGCGCGCCACAGCACGTCCTCGACCTCGACAGTGAACTGCCCCACCGCGGCCGAATAGGTACGGGTGTCTGCAAAGTCGATCTCGTCATAGCGCTCACCCATGAAGTCCACGACGCCGGCCAGATCTTCGAGTGGACGTTGAAGCAGTGTCAGTGCCATCGCTCGCACGTACAGTTGCGCATGCTCCCGCGAGAGGTCACCCCATGCGGCATTCCAGATCGTGCCCACGTCCACGTGCCACACACACATCATCGAGCCCGGGTAACCCTGCGCCAGTGGCTTGACGACAATGCCAGTCGACATGACGATCACACACGGCAGTTGGTCACTGGTGTACTTGGCAAGATCACGTCCGGTGATTAGCCAACCGCGGGGTGTCGGGATAGCACCAACCGGCATGTCCCGCTTACGCTCGCACTCTCGCAGGTAGGACGGCAACCACGCTTTGAGTGTGTCGATTAGCGCGTGCTCGATATCAGCACCGATGGTGACGGGCCCGATGTCACCCTGAGTCACTACAACCATTTACTACACCTAGTGTAGTTTTGTCTAGACACCTAGATCCTGATCTGCCGCGCGCTGAAACTCTTGCAGGATCAAACGGCTAGTCGCGTCACTGATACCGGTGAACGGTCGCGCCGCCATCTTCGATGTACCGAACTGGTGCCACCGTGCGTAGAACGGCTTGGGGTGCACTCGCAGTGTGGTGCCCGTAATCCTGCCACCGTCAGCCACCGACGCGAGTAGGGCCCCCGAGTACACGAGTGTCTGTGAGCCTATCTTCCGCTCGGGTTGCACTATCGCTGCCCACGTCTCACCCAGTGCCGCGCCCTCACTGGCGAACACGTCTGTCTCCTGTCGTGACAGGATCTCGCGAATCCGCTCTAGTAACGCGCGGGGGTCCTCGATCCGGCCGGCCGCATTGTTCAACTTTGCCGTTAGCTCGGTCGCGTTACTGGTGAACGCGGGCCCGACGTTACTCGGCATCGTCACTCACCGGCTGCACGACGGGCCCCGCGGGCATCGGCAGCGGAGGCCACGCGGTGCCGGTGTAGTACGAATACACGACACCCGAGATACACGACAGGGTGCCGTGGTCATACCCGGGCCCGCCATACTCATCCTCGGTCAGTGAACTCGGTAGCTCACCCTCGACACACGCCACCAACCCTTCGAGTGCCAGTTCATACCGAGTATTGAGAAACTGATAAATGCTCCTGTCGGTGCGCGTTTGCTCGGGGAAGTATGAAAGCTCGATATCGGCCGCGGCCCCGAGTGACACAACCTCGGTGGCAAGCTCGACACACCCCGAGCCGATGTATCCGACCTTCGCGTGGATTAGCTTCACTGCACTAGTGATTGCCTCCTCGCATTGATCGTCGGTCGGTCGGGTGTCGGCATTGAAGGTGCCGATCTCGTTACCGTTCTTGTCCTTCGTGCGAGACCGGATGTGTGCGGCGACCTCGGCCACGGTGCACCGCACATCCGGCTCACTCTGCGTGGGTGGCGGATTGTAACTCACTCACAACCCCACATTCGTCGTGTCACTCATTGCGAACGGGTCGACCTCGGCCGCGGCGTCAGGCTGTGGCTCGTCACGCTCAAGTAGGTACTGAATTAGTGGGTTCCATCGTCGGTACAGTCCGCGCCGCGCGGACGGCGATCCGGCAAGTGAGTGCCAAAGTGAACTCTGGAATTGCACTCGCCGGATCTGTTGCCGTCGCCACAGTAGAGCCCGTGACTCCTCCGCGACGATCTCCTCGGGTGTCGGTGTCATGCCGTCCAGGTGAAGGGAACTCGCGCTTGCTCCGCGCCGGCATACATCAGCACTGCCGCGCCGACACCCTCGGCCGCGGCCTCCCACGGGCCCTCTGTGTAGTGAGCGGTGAACTCATTTAGCGTCCGACCTGTGACATCGAGCGTCGGCCACACCCGGCCCTCTAATCCCGTTTCCAGTTCCAACTTGAGCCGGTTGGGATCGTAGGCCGGGAAGGTTCCTGTCGCCACCACCGACCACGCACCCGTAGCCATCACCGACTGCTCGGCGGGTGACACCGAGTCGAGTGCCCACGGCAAGTCACCCGAATCGAAGTCGGCCTGGTAAACCTCGTCGGGGAGCGGGTCCGTCCGCTCCCCATAGAAACCATGAGTGACAGCTTCCGCCCATGTCTCGGTATCCGGAGGCACTGTAACTGACATCGTCACTCACCCCTGCGTGGTCTGTGACTGGGGGCCGGGTCGGACTTCTCGCCAGTGTCAGCCTTAGCCGGTGGTGGCGTCGGTGCCGGTGCCGGCTTCGCCTCACCCTTGGTGACACCCGACACTGTGTAGTCACCGTCATCGAAACTCACCCCGAGAAAGCCGGCCTCGGTTGCCTCCTCCAACGTGTTCGTGGTCATCACGGCTTCCGACATGTCAAACGTACCGGGTGCGTTTGCCATTACGCAGTCACCACACCAAACGGATATGCACCCGCCACGGCCTCGGGCGTGGGCGTGCCGGCAACCTCGAAGGCACACCGGAAGACAACGCGCATCGCCACAGCGTCCTGCTGTGCGAGGTTGTATTGAATGGCACCCGTTCCATCCTGAATTACAGCCTGGTCAAGTATCTTCCAGGTGATGTCCTGCCTGACACCGAGAATGCCCTCGGAGAAGTCACCGACAATCATCTGCGCCGCGCCGGCACCAGTAGGCCACAGACCACGCATCGGGTACTGGATACCGACACCGTAAGCCTGAGTCGGTGTCACTTGGTCACCCTCGGGCCCACCGAGCTGCTCACCAGTGGTGCCACGAGCATTGCGTAGCAGACCCTTGTATTTACGGTGAGCGACGACACCGGTCACGTCATAGCCGTCACTCTCCACGGTGGCGAATGCCTCGGAGATATCACCGTACACACCACCCGCCTCCGGGAGTGCCGTGCCACCTACGGTGACGTTACCCGACGCGGTGGCACCCGCCACAATGCCAGTCGGCCACGTGGCCGGCTTATTGACCTCGAAGAAGATAGCCGCGTCAACCGTGCGGCCGATTGCCTCGATGATAAACGGAGTGATCTCTGTCCAAATGTCAAATGCAGCGTCATCGAGCACTGCCTCCGGCACCGGCACAATGACCGCTACCTCTTCGACATTGAGGTACTTGTTTGTCCACCCCGCTTCGGACGTGCCCTTGAGTCCGGTGTCACCGTTCACGAAGTACGCGACCGGCAGCGCCGCCATGACAGGCATACGCTGTTGGGCCCGCGACATGGTGACACGCCGGAACAGTGACAGTGCGGCACTCTGCTCCGGAAGCCGCTTGATAATCCCTGCCGCCACATCCTCGGGCATGAGTGCCGCGGCATCCGAACGACTAATGATGTTGCTAAACGACATTTGGGTATTCACCTTTGGGTAAAGGTGAGAACACCCGGTGCTGTCAGTGCATCGCGCGAGCTAACTTAGCGGCCGGCTGCCTCACGAATAAGCGAGTTCATATCCACACGCCTATTGCCGCTGGCAGTACCGCCACGGCCGACACCGATGACACCCACCGGGGTGCCAGCGTTCAGCTCTTCCTTGAGTGACTTGGCATCGGCTCGTAGCTCGCGAGCATCCTTGCCCTGCAAACGCTTTGCCACACTGACAGGTAGACCCTCTTCACTCGCGATCTTATGCCGCAGGGCATCGAGATCGCGCGACTGTAGTTCACCCTCCAGCTCAGTGACTCGCGCACTTGACTGCACTAACTCATCCGCTGCTCGCTTGAGTGCGCTAGTGGCACGATCGAGTTCGGACTTGCCGGCATCCTCTAACTCAGTGACCCTGTCACGCAGCTTCGCTACGCTACGCTCGGCCTCGCGCCGAGCTTCACGTTCTTTGTCGAGTGCCGCGGTGCCACCGTCACCAAGTGGCGTGTCGGGCTTCGCGCCCTCACCTTCACCCATTGGCCTCGCGCCGTCTAGGTCACTCTTACCGGAGGGTGTCGCACTCGCCCCGGGCTCGGGCCCCGAGGGTGTCGCGCCGCTCGAAGCTGTTTCGTCAGAATCACTCATGTGCCTGTGCCAGATTGTGACACACTAGTCAACTGCTCGGGAAGTGGGCCCGTCACTGCCTCACCTTCGTGCATCTGTGCAGCCTGCTGTGGAGTGGCCTGGACGGTGACTGTCTCGCGTACGGTGGTGGGTCCACCCGACTCCGGATTGCCCTCGACACGCCACCGTGCGATCTGTTGTGGACTGGCACCGATGAACTCCCACAGCGCCGGCCGCGGCACCCCGATGGATTGCAGTTTCACTGCCGCGTCGACCGTCTGACCGATCATGCGTGACTCGGGATTCGCCCATATGACCTCAGCGTCCACCATCTCGGCCTTGGTCGTTTCACCTTCCACCTGGAAGGCAAGCCGCATCGCCTCTTCCCACCCTTCACCGAATGACAGCATCTTACGGCGCACCTTCGCCACAAGGCCCGTCTCGGTGGCTTTCAGTGACTCACCCGAGGGGAAGGCCCCGGACTGACCTAGCAGGTAATGCGGTGGCGTGCGTGTCTGCGCGGCGATGTGCTGGATTAGCATCTCAATTGCCTTGACGTAGATACCCAAGTCACTGACAGTGAAGTTCCCGAACTTGGCATCCGGTGCCGGCACGTTCCACACCCGGTCAGCGCCACCGAGGAACTGTGCCGTCATCTTTTGCCCGGTCTCCGGATTGACGGGGATGTCCACTCCCGTTGCCCACCGCTGAGGATAAGCGGCAAACTCACTCGCCACGATCATGTCACCACAGAGTTTGTTCACTGCATTCTGTAGTGGGATCACCCGGAGGATGTCACTACGCCCGAGGCGATCGTTCAGTGTCGGTGCATTCGGGAGCGGGATGAGCGGCACGACACCGAGCGGGTTACTCGCAGTCGGTAGCTCCTCCTGCCAGTTGCCAGTCTGGCCGGTCTTCGTCCACCACGTGACACTCTCGGGTAGATAGACCTCGCAGTGTTGCACTCCCCACTCGTCCACCCAGTTACGCAGTCCAGCTAGCCGACGCCGGCCGCGCGCAGGGTCGACCGCCACTATCGCTTTGTCCGCGGCCTCCACTTGAATGACTGCCTTACCACCGTCACCAGGGCCCACGAGTGCATACACACAGCCGAGCTTGATCGCGTCGACGTGTGCCATGTCACTCTCGGCATCGAGCCCGTTACGTTGCCAGATCTCCCACGCTGCATCGTCGGCCGGCTCGTCACCGAAGCGGAAGCCTTCGACACGCAGCCGCTCGGCCGCGGCATCGACCACGAGGTCACACCAGTTATCGGCAAACGCACTGAATAGTGCACCGAAGACCTCGCGAAACTGTGACGTGGTAAACGTCATCTTATGGTCACCGCGGTAGTAACTCTCGCATCGCATGATGTCACTCATCCGGTAACCGAGTGCCGTCAGCAATGCGTCACGCCACTGCTCGGGTGAGCGGATGCCGATCGGCTCTAGGGTGGTGACACTCATGTTCCCCAACCGTTGAAGTAACCGAGCACCACGAACACGGCAATGACCACCATTGCCACGTCAGCGATAGTGAACGTGAGTGAGCCTAGCTTCATTGACACTCCTCTCTAGACATGGCGCGTTCTAAGGCCCTCTAAGCTCGTCAGGGGCCCGGACGGGGGATCGGGCAGGGTCGCCCCGCGGAGGCTCGCAGACGGGCTCCCATGAGCCCACAGGGGCCCTCTCGTCACCATGAGGTCGGCACCCTCGACCGCGGGGTAGCCTCACCGGCTGCAAGCGCGTCGGCGCGCGCTTCGTACGCGAGCACCGCGGCAATCGCGGCGTCAATCCGGTTGACACTGCCGGCGCGATCCTTCCCCAACCAGTAACCGCCACCGCGCGCCTCTTTCACTTGCGCGTTCAATACGTGCCGTGTCAATACCTCATTCACTGACACCTTGAGTGTACGCGCTGTCACATCGGTGCGGAAGCGTTCCACCGCGCCGACCATCCTCACCTTCGTGGTATCGAACTTGCGCACTGCCGTGTCACCAAACTCTCGAGCCCATCCTTCGATCTCGGTGCGCCACAGTGGCGGGTCGAAGTAACCTCGCACCACTCGGTACCGCTCCATTGCATTCGACAGTGCCACGTCCACAACCTCGGTTGGCACTTCCCACGCTCGGCCATCGGTCGGTGCTTCCCACACATCGAGCAATTGAATGAGCCCGTCACTCACCCGACACCCGACCAATGCAGTCGCATCACCAGTGCGCGCGCCATCGAAGCCAACCGTAATCATGTCACCGTCAGTCAACCGCTCATGCGTGCGAAGGTGAGCCCAGTCCTCACCCGATATCCACCACTCCTCGGCCGCTACCCACACGCCACACGCAAAGCGGGCCCACTGCCAGTCGAGCATTGAAGGTGAGTCGTGCCGCGACTTCAGCGCCGCGACCGTTTGCCATGAAGCAGGGTTAGCAGTCTTGACAACTGTCATGTCATCGCGGTCGTCGTCGCGGCCGAGGGCCCACTCATGCATGACGTAAGCGCCATCCTCACTAGTGCACCGAAGGTGTGACCCTTCTCGCTCCTGCTCCGGTAGCGCTAACGCTGCAAGCCTCATCGTGCCAAGCGGTGACACTTCGTGCTCGCCGGCCGTGCTAATTGTAATCATCTGCCCGGACCTCGGCCCGAGCCCGTCACGAAAGATCCCATAGAGGCCGGCACTCTTGTGTCGGTGCAGTTCGTCCACTAGCGCCAGTGTCGGGATCACACCATCCGCGGTGTCGACATCCGCGGCGAGCACTCGAATGCGCCCACTGTCGCGCCGGCTTCGGATCTCACGGTAACCGCGCTTCACGTCGACACGCTCGGCAAGCGCTGGACACCGGCGCACGAAGCCTGCCGCTTGGTCATAGAGAATCGTGGCCTGATCTCGGGAGGCAGCGCCGACGACACACTCAGCGTCGGGTGTGACCACCAAGTGAAACAGTGCGAGCGCTGCGAGGAGTGTCGACTTGCCATTCTTCTTCGGGATAATAATCAGACACTCAAGGGCCCCATCAAAGTGATCTGTCAGCATCGAGCTTTGGAAGTCCTCTAGCACCATGTCGCGACTATCCTCTAGCGCCAGTCGTGCGCAGAATCGCCTAAAGCCTTTCAGTGCATAGACAGGCTTACGGTCGAACTCTGCTAACTCGTCACCGCGGAAGTCATACTCGGGTGCACGTGGCCTCGGCCGGCGTCCGAAGTTCCCCGATGGCACGGTGATAACTACACCTGATGTAGTTTTCTTTCCGTTCTTTGCTACACCAACTGTAGCTTTACTCGGCTTGTGCCCCCGAGCGTGCGCCGCGCACACAATCCATCCCCGCATCGCGAACATTTGACAGCGGGCCCCCGTGGCGGTTACCTCAGTGCATCGCGGCATAAGAGTTACATGTGTCACTCATTAGGTGACACTCTCGCCTAAGTGACACTCCCGGAGCCCGGTAATAAACCGGTTTGCGGTAGAACTTGAATTGATTGCTTATCGCAGTGTTCTTCGCAGACGAG